AAAGTCATTTACATTAAAGGCATAAGGAGGCTATAAAATGGCAACATTAGCAGAAATTCGTGCTAAACTTCAAGAAGCACAATCAAAGTCCACAGGACAAACATCAAGCGGCGGCGACAACGCAATTTACCCACATTGGAACATGCAAGAAGGCAAGGAAGCCGTAGTTCGTTTCCTACCAGATGGCAATTCTAACAACACATTTTTCTGGGTTGAACGTGCAATGATCAAATTGGAATTCGCAGGAATTAAAGGCGAAACCGATTCACGTAAAGTTCAAGTACAGGTTCCCTGTGTTGAAATGTATAACGATGGTTCCGTATGTCCAATCCTTTCAGAAGTGCGTGGTTGGTTTAAAGACAAATCATTAGAGGATATGGGTCGTAAATATTGGAAAAAGCGTTCATATATCTTCCAAGGCTTTGTTGTTGAAGATGCTCTCAAAGAAGAAAAAACACCAGAGAATCCAATTCGCAGATTCATCATCGGTCCTCAAATCTATCAAATCATTCGTTCAGCACTAATGGACCCAGAGTTGGAAGAACTACCAACTGATTACCTCCGCGGTGTAGATTTCCGTATCGCAAAAACAAGCAAAGGTGGTTTTGCTGATTATTCTACAAGTAAGTGGAGCCGTCGTGAACGTGCTCTAACCGATGCAGAAAAATCCGCAGTTGATACCCATGGTTTGTTTAACTTGTCAGACTTCTTGCCTAAGAAGCCAACCGATGTTGAGCTTAAGGTTATGAAAGAAATGTTTGAAGCATCAGTTAATGGCGAAGCATATGACATGGACCGTTGGGGTCAATACTTCAAACCAGCAGGCATGGGTGCTGCAACAGGCGATCCTAACAAAGCTCGCTCAAGTGCTCCTGCTGAAGAAGTTGACGAAGAACCTACTCCTGTAGCAAGTGCTCCGGCAGCTCAGTCTACTCCTGTAGCAAGTGCTCCGGCAGCAGAAGGTGCTAGTCGTGCGCAAGACATTCTTGCCAAGATTCGCGCTCGTCAAAGTCAATAATAATAAAGTAAAGAGTGTGGGCAATACCCGCACTCTCTTACCACTACAGGGAACATAATATGGCAAAAGCATTTGATATTTCTAAATTTAGAAAGTCAATTACAAAGTCTATTGAAGGCTTGTCAATTGGCTTTAATGATCCTACTGATTGGATCTCAACAGGTAACTACGCTCTCAATTATTTGATTAGCGGTGATTTTAATAAAGGTGTACCGCTAGGTAAAGTTACGGTATTCGCCGGTGAATCTGGCGCAGGTAAATCATATATCTGTTCAGGTAACCTTATTAAGGCAGCACAGGCACAAGGAATTTATCCAATCCTAATCGATACAGAAAATGCTCTCGATGAAGATTGGTTAAAAGCACTTGGTGTTGATACTAGCGAAGATAAGTTGCTTAAACTTAATATGGCAATGATTGACGATGTAGCAAAAACTATTACAGAATTTGTTGCTGAATATAAAGCAATGCCTGAAGATAGCCGTCCTAAGGTTCTGTTTGTACTTGATTCACTAGGTATGTTGTTAACTCCTACAGATGTTAATCAGTTCGAAGCAGGCGATTTAAAAGGCGACATGGGCCGTAAACCTAAAGCACTTACAGCACTTGTTCGTAATTGTGTTAATATGTTTGGTAGTTTAAACATTGGTTTAGTTGCTACTAACCACACATACGCAAGTCAAGATATGTTTGATCCAGATGACAAAATCAGTGGAGGACAAGGTTTTATCTACGCAAGCTCTATTGTTGTTGCTATGCGTAAGTTAAAGTTGAAAGAAGACGAAGACGGCAACAAGATTTCAGAAGTTAAAGGTATTCGTGCAGCTTGTAAGATTATGAAAACACGTTATGCAAAACCTTTTGAAAGTGTACAGGTAAAGATTCCTTATGAAACAGGTATGAATCCGTATAGCGGAATGGTAGATCTGGCAGAAGAAAAAGGTCTTCTAAAGAAAGAAGGAAATAGCCTTGTATACACAACAGCCGATGGCGAAATTATCAAACAATTCCGCAAGGCTTGGGAAAGAAACGAAAACGGTGGGCTAGATGCAATTATGTCCGACATCATCAAAAACGGTGAAAAATCCGTTTCTGAGATAACTACAAATATTGAATCCCAACCGGAGAGCGTAGAATGAAAGAAGATTTAATTGCAGATTTATGGTCAATTGTTGTAGAGCATATTCCTGAAAAACAACGCAAAGACGTTGCCGCTGACTTTGTTAACACATTGTTAGATTATGGTATTAAAGAAAGTGTTTTAGATAGTCTACTAGGCGTAGATCCATATTTAGACACAGCTATTGAATATGCTATTGATGGCGAAGAGATCGAAGAAGAAGATGAATATTACGAAGATGAGGATTAAATGAATTGGTATGATCGAGTTTCAAAGGACATCTCAAATATCCCTGATGCAGTGGCATACTATGAGGCTGAATTATTGGCAGCAAAGAATGATGCTCGCATAGCGGGAAATATTGAAAAGGCCGCTGCCAGTATGCCCGGCATTGTTGAAAATCGATTCAATCAGCTTCAAGAAATTGAAGCAATTCTCGAATATCTTAATATTGAACTTCGTAGACTTCGAAGTCAACATTTTCGTAAGTACCTTGAAAACTATCAACGTGCTTTGTCCTCTAGAGATTGTGAAAAATTTGTAGAGGGCGAAGCCGACGTTGTAGACTTTGAAAAAATTATCAATGACTTTGCTTTGCTACGTAACAAATGGTTAGGTATCATTAAAGGTCTTGACATCAAGCAATGGCAATTATCTAACATTGTTAAATTAAGAACAGCTGGCCTGGAAGATGCTACTCTATGAAAATAGGAATTATTGGTCTAGGTTTTGTTGGAGAAGCAATTTATTGGGCACATCGTAATGATGAAAGAGTAGTTCGAGATCCAAAATTTGAAGATAGTGCCGACTACAATAAATTCTTAGATTGCGACGGAATCTTTATTTGTGTTCCAACTCCAGCTTTAGACAATGGTAGTTGTGATGCCTCTATTCTTGAACAGGTTTTAAAAGAATTATATAATGCAGGCATTAGCGAAAAAATACCGTTAATATGCAAATCGACAGCAACTCCTAGCATATACAATCAACTTTTAAAAGAATATCCTTCAATAATTCATTGCCCAGAATTTTTAACTGCGGCTAATGCTAGCGCCGATTATCAAAATAGTAGATATTTTATTCTAGGCGGTAACGGAGAATTA